TCTGGTAGATAAGGTACGTTCCCTTGAGGAGGAGATAAAATCCCTTAAGGTGGAACTCGTTTCCTCCTCCTCTGGGATTTCCCCTTCCAAGGCCAAGAAGCTACTTGAGTCAAACGGATGGGATGTTTCTAGGGTTCGCTCCAAAATACCCGAGTCCAGGGGGATGGGTGAGAAGTTCCAGGAACGCAAGAAGCGCCACGCTGAAACTTTGGAGTCCGTTTCCGTTGAGTCTAAGGTAACACCTCATTCCTCAGATACCAAGAACGGGAAGGTGGAAGAGACCGATGTTATTATTCTTGAGTCTCTTCTCAACAGAGTGTAATATCATGTTCTAAGATATGTACCCACCTCCAGGACCTAGGCTAAACCCTAAGCTTTTTGACCGAAGGATAAGGATGGCCTTGGGTCTGAGTATTGATGAACCCAAGGTTTACTACACTCCTGTAAACTATGGCAAAGTAGGTAAAACTCCTTTGCCAAGCCAAGTTTCCGAGTCTCAGATAAACCAAGCTATAGCTTCGGCGCTTTTTCCGTCAATACAGAGCAAAAAGGCGGTCAAGGCCTTTCACGATTCTCTATCCGATCACTACATGCTTAGAATAATAAAGCAATCCATATATCACGATGTTTTTTATAAGTTCGTTGACAACAATCACCTACCAGCTGGGCTACCTATCGTCATAAACGCCAGTAGTGAAGGGGTGAAGAATAAGATAATAAAAACTCTTGAAGAGACAAGACTTTCTGAAATAGTAAAGGAAATACTTGATGCCACCCTCTACTTGGGGGAGTATTTGCTGTTTTTTGACGATGAGAACTTCCAGTTAGACGAGACCCTTTTAGATCAGACCTCTTGGCGTGCGGTTTACCAAAGGGGAGTCCTGTCCAAGATTGTCGCCTACTCCAATGTCAAAGATGACATAGAGTCCATGAAGGACAGGGCCATCATTTTTAGAATAAAGTATCTCCCGTTTAAGCTCCCCGTACTCGGGGAAGATGACTATCCTTTCTACGCATATGTTGGTCAAGGAATCATCGGCATTGAGATTCTGAACCTCATAAACACCATAAGGCTTATAGAAACCCTTCTACCTATAAACCAGGTTCTAAACGTGGCCGCCGGGCAGTTGGTCTACGCCCGTTTCCCAGAGGGGCCGACTAACATAGGAGAGGCCTTTGACATCGCCCGACAGTATGAGCGTCTTCTCAACGCCAGCGTGGAAACATCTTCCAACACCACCGGAGGTCCGATTTCTATCCAGGACATCATTACCTCTGTAGCCAAGTGGCGGGTTATCCCTCTATTTGGGGACAAGGGCTCCCTGGAACCTAGGGAACTTCCTAGGCCAAACCCAATAGACACTCAGACAATCAACTACTTTAAACAGGCCCTGGCCGATGCCATACCTCTTCCTTCCTCCTACCTCGGAGTCCTGGAGTCTGGAGGGGAGGGACCTGACCGCAACAAGTTAGCTCAGTATTACACCATGATTACCGAGATACGCTCGGCCATTGCTGACCTGGCCGAGGTCGTTATATCTAAGGCGGTTTATTTCAAAAAGCTTCGCATCAGCGGTGAATACTCTATTCTTCCGATCCAGGTCTCCGGAATCCTTGAGAACCAGATGGGGGACTACTTTGAACTCGCCTCTTTCGTCATGGACTCCATATCTCGTTCCATTCTCTCCATCGCCGATGTTCGTGACCGCTCCTCAGACTATGTCAACATGGAGATTATGGGGAAGATTCTAAACCAGCTTTTCCATCCTCTCACTCTTGGGGAAGAACTGATTAAGATTGAATCCCTATCCTCTAGCGAGGAGGAGGAGGTTGGTAGCGAAGAAGAAGTCTCCCTACCCCCAGAGGAGGAAACACAGCCAGAAGAAGGGGAAGAACTCCCTTCAGAAGAGGAAGAATCCCCAGAAGGAGAGGAAGAGAGCGAAGGGAACCCCGAAGAGGAAGAGACTTCCTCTCCCGAAGAGGAGGGTGGAAAGAACAAGCCTAAAAAAGGAGGCAAGAAAAATGAGGAAACCACTCTCTCCAACGACTTCTTGGACAACCTTTTCCGTTAAACCATTGATTTTGCTATAATGGTGTGGTAAAATGTCTAAGGGATACACTAGGTTTACCTTTTGTAATGGACAAGGAGAAGATGAAAGAAACCCTCAATGAGGAGCTTTCCGGCTCCATAGACTTTGACGTTTTAGATGTCTCCGAGGGCCAGATTATTAGGCTTAAGGACGGAACTCTCATTGATCCAGAAATATTTATAAGCTACTTTAACGACCTTAGCGCTTTTGAAGAAGAGTTTGGTCCTTTGGAGGAGGCCAAGGAGAAGCTTCGTGATCTTAAGAGGCTTGAGGAAGAGTTTGGACCCGTGTCCGAGATTTCCGAGGCCTTGAACAAGCTTTATGAGAAGGCCGAGGCTCTACTTGAGTCTTATCACGATGAGGATGAAGAAGAGGATGACTACCTAGACGTAGAAGAGGAACCGGTAGATGATGAAGAAGATGAGGAGGAGGAGCTTGATGTTAGCGATCTTACCGTCAAGCAACTTCTGGCCCTCTTGGTTACCGCCCTCCTTGACGATGACGAGGGGGCTGACGAGGACGTGGACCTTGAGGACTTAGACCTTGAGCATATCGGAGACATGACCGTTGGAGAGCTTCTCCAACTCCTACGTGAGGGTAAGGTTGAGGAGGTCTTCGAGAGCAAGGATAAGGAGGGTTGCGGTTGTGGAGGGAATAAGTCCAAGAAGACTTCCTCTATTGAGGAGGCTATAGAAAAGCTCTTTGAGGAGGGAGAGGAGGGCGGCATCGCCGTCCAACCTCCTATAGGAATGGTGGAAAAGCCCAACAAGGACATGGAAAAAGACATGGATGATGAAGAAGAGGAAGAGAAAGAAAAGGAAGATAAGGAAGAGCAAGAAGATCAAGAGAACATGGTTAAGGTCAAAGAGGAAAGCCTTACTGAAGAAAACTCTACCAACAAAAACGCCGCTAACGGAGACTCCTTTGACCTTGACATATTCAAGAGACTTCTTGATAGACTTGGGTAATCAAAATAATCTGGTTTTGCTATAATATGTATTAGGTTTAGGACAACATTCTAGGTTTAGGCTTATAAGATATGCTATCAAACGATGTTCTAGAAGGAAAGTTGTTGGAAGAGGCTAAGACCTACGAGAAGGACCCTAAGTACTCCCAGTACCTGGAGCTGGCCGAAAACTTCCGTCAGAAGCTCTTCAAGAAGGGCTTGTCTGCCTATGACAAGGTGGCCCTTGGCCGCTACCTCCGCACCTGGGAGTCTATGCTTCCCATCTTGGAGGCCGATGCCACTACCAGGGACGCTCTGGGTGACATCATCCGGGCTCGGCTTGGGTTGGTAGCCCTTCAGTACTCCACCCTTCCCATTACCGACATGGCTTCCGTACAGCCCCTGTCCGAGGAAGCCGGCATCGTCTACTACCGGAAGCTGGTGGCTACCACTACTCGTGGCTCTATCAACGCCGGTGACGAGCTTGGGAACGCCTTCGGTATCCTTAACACCGATCCTGACTACTACAGCGAGGTTAGGACCCAGACGGTTGCTACCACCTCCGGTACCACCAACTACTCCTTCACCCTCCCTGGTCCCCTCCGCAAGCGTTACCTGAGCGTTCGGGTGGGCACCACGGCCAAGGCTATTGACGATGGTGAGGGCAACATTCTGGGTAACGGGGTCTATGGTACGGTGAACTACGACACCGGGGCGGTTACCCTAACTCTTGACCCCGCCCTCGTGGCTCCTGCTTCACCTCCTCCAATCGTGGTCACGTTCCATCAAAATCTTGTAGAGTCTCCAGCTAACCTCCCCGGGTTCCGTTGGGAACTCAGGAGCAAGTTGGTGCAGACTCAGTTCTTCACCATTTACAGCCAGTTCTCTAGCGTTACTGAGCACCTGATCAAACAGCGCTTTGGCCGCCTCTTCGCAGAGGACATCGTCTACGATGCGGTTACCCAGATCAACGCCGCCGTCCTCTCTCGGGCCGTGCGCCTGCTTGACCAGGCCGCCAGCACCTGGACTCCCCTCACTTGGCCCAAGACTCCCCCTGCCGGCGTATCTGCCGCTGAGCACCGCTTGACCTTCCTCGATATGATTGAGACGGCAGTAACCGAGATCGGTAAGCGGAGCGGTGCCGCCGCCCGGTCCTTCATCGTAACCGGTGTTCAGGGCCGTGTGGTTCTCGCTACCCTCGGTCTCCGGAGCCAGCCCAAGAACGCTACTGGTCCCTACCTGATCGGGTACTGGGACGGCACCCCCGTCTACTACGCTCCTCCTTCCATCCTCGGAGACGATGTCGTCATCGTGGGCTACCGTGGCGAGTCCTGGTTTGAGGCCCCCGTGGTTTACGCTCCCTTCTTGCCCGTCATGACCGTCAGGGCCAGCGCTTCTCCTAACCCCATGCTCCAGAACCTGGTCACGGCGCACGCCGCCGGTCTGGAGACGGTGGCCCCCGAGTTCGTCCAGAAGATTCAGCTTACCTAATCCTAGCGGTTAGGTGATAGGGAAAGACCGGGATTTTCCCGGTCTTTCCTAGTTTTATAGTCCCAAGGGGTTTTCCCGGCCCTTGTATTTTTCATCTTTCTAGGTGCCGGCGGGGTATTGACAAGTCAACTTCTTTGTGTTATCTTAGTCTCGGAGG